AGGTTACCATAGCGAGGCAAACTCCAAAATTGTGAGCCAACATTCCGACGGGGAAACTCCCGAAAGTAAGCCGAAAGGCAAGCCATTATCGCTAAAGTTGACGGCTGCTCTGGCGAAAAAAGTGAAGATGAGGCAGATCGGGAATGCCTTGGAGAAGGTGCGCGACGGTAAAGCGATCACATCGGGCGAGCAAAGGTTGATTGACGAGGCGAGCAAGCCAAGGGTGCAGCGGTCCTTCGATACGTTTCAGCAGGCGGCGGCGGCGCTTGGGATCAGTGCGGCGGTGTTGCGGCGAGCAAAGAGGAATGGGTTGCCGGGATTTTCGCATGGACGAATTTATCCTGGTGAACTTTTGCCGGCGTTACAGGCAAGTGCCGCGAAAGGGATCAACGAGGGGCTGCCACCCGACAAGGAGGCGTTGGAATGCCGCCGGCTGCTGGCTCAATGCGAGCGGTTTGAATTTGAGAACAAGGTGGAGCTTGGGAAGTATGTGCTGTTGGATCAAGCCTGCAAGTTTATCCAGGAAGTGGCGGAACACACCAAGGGCATTTTGCGCGTCGCGTTGGAAGATCAGCTACCGCCCGTGCTACAGGGTTTGACGGCGCCGGCCATCCGCGTTCACATGAAGGCGCTCAACGATCAAATCTGCGCGACGATGCAGCAGTACGGCCGGCAACTGGCGCAGCTCAAAAAATGAAGATCAATCCTAAATATGAGCAAACGCGCCACGTTTGGGCATCAGCTTGCATCTGGTTGGCGCCCGCATGATCGCCGGCCCATGTATGAGTGGGCGCGCGACAATGTTATCCTGCCGGCGTCCTATGCTATCGAGGGGCCGTTTCATGTAGAGAAGTCACGCTACATGGTAGAGCCGTTCAATGCGGTTTCGGATGATACCATTCGCGAAGTAACAATTCGCGCGGGGCTGCAAACCGGGAAGTCTTTGATCGGGGACATAGCGGTCTGTCATTTGATTTGCAATCGTCCAGTGCATTTGCTCTGGAACTTTCCGACCGACGAACAGGCTGACAACTATGCGGGCCGGAGGGCCATTCCATTGCTGGAACATTGCCCTCCTATCGCCGCACGGTTCGACAAATTGCTCAGACATGATAAACGCAAAAACGAAATTCGTTTCGGTAATATGTGGTTCGCGATTCAGGGAGCGCATGAGCGGAACCTTCAAACTCACAGTGTGCCGTGGGTGATCAATGAGGAGCTTTGGGAATGGGACCAAGGCATGTATGTTCACGCCAAGGCGAGGACCACCTACTTTTCGTGGCGATCCAAAATATTGAACATTTCGCAGAGCGGCATTCTTGGCGACGATCTTGACCAGGCTTTCGAGGCCGGCTCGAAAGAGGAGTTGCAAATCGCCTGTCCGCATTGCCACGAGTATCAACGCTTCGAATGGAACGTTCAACTGCCGGATGGAACATGGGCCGGGATGATTTGGGACAAGAATGATAGGACCAAGCCCGGCGACAATATCTACAACTTCGACTTGTTGCGTCCTACCGTGCGCTATCGCTGCCGGCATTGTCTCTCTGACATTCTCGACACGCCCAGCAATCGCAAGATGCTGGTGGACTTCTGCCGTTTCGAGAAAACAAATCCGAATGCCAACGCGGAGAATAGAAGCTTCCACTGGCCGTCATGGATTTGCGACGAAATTTCTTGGGGAAAGATGGCGGAGGAGTACCTGCGGGCAAAGCAACAGCAGCGGCTCGGCAACGTGATTCCAATTCGGGAGTTCTATCAAAAGCGGGCGGCCGTACCTTACGATGCCGACAAGTTCGACATCGTTGACCGGCTCCCGGTGATCAAATTGGAATCGCGCACGGACGGCAAGTTTTGGGAAAAGCAGGACTTCATTTTCCTGGCGGTGGATGTACAGCAGCATCACTTTTGGGCGCTTGTTGTGGCCTGGTCTAAAAACGGGGAATTGATGGTGCTATGGGCCGGGAAGCTTTTCTCTTGGGGCGACATCGCGGCTAAGCAAGCGGAGTTCAAGGTAGCCAACCGGTGCGTATTCGTGGACTCTAAATACAAGCAGTCTGAAGTGTTTCAGCATTGCGTTCGCAACGGCTCAATGGAGGGGAACCAGTTCGTGTGCTGGGTTGCGATGCGCGGCGAGGACAGGAACTTTTTTACGTACGTTCCGACGCGAGGTGCGCACCGCGGCCACAAGATTCGGCTGCCCTATTCGTGGCCTGCGACGGAAGGAAATCCGTGCTTCGGACTTCACTCGGACGATCCGCTACTGGCGGAACTGCACGGGAAGTTTTGCCCGGTGATAGCTTGGAGCAACCCGACGATCAAGGACATAGCCTTGCAGCGCCGAAACGAAATGGCTAAAGGCGAACGATCAATGGTTGCCGTCGGCGTGAGCGACGATTTCTCCCGGCAGATGTATTCGGAGCAGCGCGTAAAAGTCCGGGACAAATTCGGACGGGAACGATGGCATTTCGAGTTGATCGGGCGCCGGCCAAATCATCTTTGGGATTGTTTTTGCATGGCTGTAGTAGGCGCCGCCATCGTGGAAATCATCGTGATGGGAGAAGGATTGGGCAATGCAACATCTGAAAAATAACAAAAACGAATCTGGCATCAAGCCGTGGTTTATCTACGGGCAACGCGCACTCTCATTGTGCGACCGGCTTAAAATCCTGCTCGGCTTCAAACTCTATGTGCGCTTCGATTCGCCGAACGGAGAATGTTCGGCAGCGTGTAGTTTGAGCCACCACATTTCACGTCGCGCAGTGGACAAGATAGAATGGCCTAATGACACACGCCTGACCGGGGAAGGAAATGACTCAGAATAGAATCATCGAGGAAATGCGAAGACTTCTTCCGCATGGGAAACAGCCGCCAGTTATTTACGCGCTGACGCCGGCTGCATTCACATTATTGACATCAATTTTGCGCCAGAAGAAGGAGCGCCGAAAGCGTCCTATTTCTGCGACCGCGGCATCGGATACACACACTGGTTGAGAGTCTCCGTGATCCACTGAGAGAGATTCAGGCCGGCCTCTTTTGCCGCGCGCGCCCACACTTTTTTTGTAGTTGGCACGGTCCGCATGTAGATGAACGTTGAAGCCCTTTGCGTCGCCAGCTTCACAGCGTTTCGGTTCTTTTTAGGAGCAGACATAATGCAAAAACTTCAGCCGGTTGACTCCCAGCACTTGGCGAGAGTTAACCGGATCAAGTTGTTGTGTCAAGTCAGAGCCGCTCAATTCTGATCTGACGGAAGGCATTTCATCAAAGCCCATGTGGAGTTTTGGGTGTATGGTGAGCATCGTCATTCTAACAATCCCAACGACGGTGAATTGCGGCCCAAGCGCCGAGGCGTAACATTCAAAGCCAGCCGTCCGAATTGCTTTAGCGCGAAGTCTCGCATGTCGGCTGGATGTTTCGTAATGTTCCTGAACAAAATTAGCTCCACGAGTTTGACCGTAGCAGATAATGTTTTGAGGGGTTTTCATGATTTCATTCGTTGTGTTAAGCCAGAATTTCGTCAGAGCTTTGCGAGTCTTCCAAGCTCCCGGCGCGCCATGCGAACCGTGTAAGTGACGGCCCCAATCCGACGATTGTGCTTCGTCGGAGCATTGCAGAGATCGTTCGATAACCGCTCGCATTCACCTTGCAATGCTGCAAGCTCGGTTTGCTTTGCTTCGGGCGCATCCCAAGGAAGCGCGGCTAGTTTCAGGCCTGCGCGCGCGGCCATGGCGTCAGCCCTTGTAATCATGGCAGTTCTCTTCATTATTTAATCCTCCGAGTTGAGTCCAAGTTCAGTTGCGACCGCTTCGATGCGATTCCATTCGGCCATCGCTTCGGGCGCGATGACCTTATCAATCGTTCCGATTTTGCAGATTTCGCGGGCCGCGCTGTCGAGGTCGACCCTCGCGCTGATTTTACCTTCGACGACGTATCCATCCATCTGCGCACCCTGGTAGCGGGTGATCGGGCTGTCGCTCGCGAGCATCTCGGAAGCGTCAATCGTGTGGCTGCCCTTCGCCATAGTCGCGCGGGCGGAGGCGATGGCACGGTCAGCGATGCGGGTGAGTTCGCCGGCCTGAATCCTGGCGAGCTTGTCTTTCTCGGATTTGATTTGGTATTTGTTTTTCATTTATGAGATCAAAATATCACCCCGCAATTGATTTGTCAATACATTATTTGACATTATTTTCACCTCAGATTCATTGGGGTTTGCTCTCGTTTTAGCGACGAATGCGAACGTAAAGGTCTGCGATGGGTCGCAACCTTTCGCACCAAAGCGCGCGCCTTTCCTGGTCCCAAAACTCGTCCGGCTGAAGGCACAGCCAGGCGGACAGATCGTCGGCGAGCTTTGTCGGCGATAACAGGCGCGGTCCATCGCCTTCCAGGGCCGACTCTGTTGATTTCGATTTGCGGATTTCTTTACGGAGCATCGCCGCCGGCCACGATTTTTCAACGGCAACTTGCAGCCACTCCTTTTGTTCTCGTGCTGGTAGCGCGGCAACCTCGGCGTGCACCCAAAAGTCTAATGCGTCAAGTCTTCGTGACACATCGACGCTGGAACACACCCATGCAATATTTCGCAGCGTTCCGTAATTGAACCCGTTCAGCACGGCGAATTCTTTGACGGCTCCGAACTTCTTGGCACCGTACGCAAGCCAGTCGCCGATCCACCAATTGAGCACCTTGGATGCGGTCAATAACTGGTGGCCAATCTCTGACCATCGCTGCATGGTAATATCTTCCGGGAGCGAAAGAGAAACCGGATTCCGTTGGATGTCATCCAGCTTTGTTACGGTGAATAAATTAGGGTCTGACATTGCGACGGTTGGATAAACGGAAGTTGATCTTGGAAGCTTCGGAGCGCATGTAACGCGACGGCGGAAGATTCAGGATGCGACAGAGCAAGACGCAATGCTTGCTGACGGTGGCCTTACCTACGCCCCAATGCCGTGCATATTCTGTCATCGTTACTCCGTCCGCGTAACCAGAGCCGATTGCGATAAGCAGACAACCGATTGTGAATTTGGAATTGCGAGCCGACTGCAAATAAAGCAGCAGCCATCTGAGTTTATCGCCCACTTCCTGACCATTTTCCTGAATCGGTTCAATATCTTCGACCGGGTGATGAACATAGGAGGCCAGCGGCGAATCGGCAATGTCCGCAGTCAAAATCGAAGTATGACGCACGCCGGAATTAAACAACGGGGAGCAGGCAAGTCAAGAGGCAACAGTGTTGACTTGAATTTATTCGGTGAATGGCTGGCATGAATTACTTCATCGGAAAAACCAAGCCCTGGCTGGAATCGGAACTGGCCAAGGCTCAGGCGGATTATTCAGCCGGCAAGGTCATCATCAATGTTTCCAGCGGGGACGTAACGACCGGCAAGATGATTCACGTCAACGTTCAGGATCGTATTGAGCGGTTGTTAATCGCGCTCAATGCACTTGACTCAACGACCTATCCTGACTTGTCAATCCGACGAATCAGCCGCACGCGAGTAACGTTTTCTTCGTCCTGATATGGCCGCAGCACCCATCAGCTTCCTGGAAAAACGCTGGGCAGCAGGCTATCAAAATAACCTTCTCCTTGAGGCAGCCCAGCAGACTTCGGATCGCAAGCAAGTCCCGTTTCTTGACAACGATGTTCACCGGAACATCTCCAACCTTGGCCGGCGTACGATGCTGAGCCTTGGCCGATGGCTGTTCTCAAACTTCCCGGCCATCCGAGGCGCATTGATTGAGCAAGCCGAATTTGCCGGAAGCACCTTCCTTCCAGAATATCGCGGAGCAAATCAGGAGTGGGGCGTGTTGGCCGAGAATTGGCTTTGGGAGCATGGCAAGATATGCGACGTGGCCGGCTGGCCCTATAATCTTCGCACTTATCGGCGCAACTTGATACTGGGGATTAAGCGCGACGGCGACATGGGAACGATACTGACCGAAACGATTGATGGCTATCCGATGCTGCAATGCGTGCCGGCCCACCGTATCGGAAGCCGGCTGAACGAGTTCACCGTGAAATATGCTGGCCGGGTTGTGACAACTTCCACAGAGACGGACAAGTATGGCCGCGCTATCGCAAAAGGGTCGGTGGTCAATGAAGACAATGAAGTCATCGGCCAGCAAGAATGGGAGGGACAGCGAATCATCGACGGCGTGATCGTGAGCGAGCTTGGCGGCCCGTTGGCTTACCGCGTGATGGGCGAAAACTCTTGGGATTATTCGCGCTTTCATGACGTGTCCTCGCGCGACATGTTTCTTTCCTTCATCCCCGAATATATCGGTCAGTTGCGCGGATTCTCTGCTCTCGGTTCAAGCATGTTCGACTGGCAGGATGTCAAGGAGGCCCAGCGTTTCGAGTTGATCGCGCAGAAGGTCGGAGCCGCGATTACCCTGATTGAAAAGAATCCCGAAGGTGAGCCGACACCTGGGGCCTCGTGGATCACGACTCCGGCAGCCAGTGCAGGGACTGCAGGTACAGCAGCCGGATTGAACACAGAAATGTTTGACGGAGGCCTGGTGCGCTACCTCAAATCCAAATCCGGCGCCGACTTGCTTCCTTTTCAAAACGACCGGCCTTCCGCGAATCAGCAGCAATTCTCCGCCGCCATTATCCGATCCAACTTCGCCGGCATGGGTTGGTCGGTGGACTTCTCTCTTGATCCAACGAAGATCGGCGGTGCTCCACTGCGTGTAGTAGTGGACAAAATAAATCGTTCGATCCTGTCTGACCAAGACCTGATTATTGAGCCTGCCTTGCGACGCTACCAGGGCTACGCGCTATCGAAAGCCATCAAGCTTGACTTGTTACCATTCGATTCTGACTGGTGGCAATTCGAGTATCAGGGGCCTGCCAAGTTGACCGCTGACGCGAAATACAACTCGGATGTCGATTTACAGGAGCGCAAGGCTGGGCTGAAAACGCTGGCGCGTTCAACCGCAGAACGGGGTGAAGATTGGGAGGATGTGCGCAACCAAAGCGAACTCGAGGCGAACGACCTACTCACGCGCGCGCGACGGATCGCGGATGGTCACGGGATCACTATTGAGCTTGCTCTAACCCTCCTGGAGCAACCGACACCAAACAACAATATGCCGCCGGCGAGCGAACCAACCCAAGCACCGATACCATGAACTATCCTCACGTGCTCAAAACGATTTACGGCGAACCGTGGTTGATCACTCCACAGATGCACGCTGCTTTGCGCACGCTCATCGCGACTAGGCTTGATAGCGACACGTCAATTTCAGACATCAAGATTGAGCCGGTGATGTCGGTTCCAGATGCGCTGGCCGGGGCATATGTCCTGCCGGTGTTCGGCGTGCTCGGAAAGCACCTTTCAATGTTCGAGGAATCGTGCGGCGGCTGCTCGGTGGATCGTGTTTCCAGCCAACTGGACTTTGCGAACTCTCAGACTGGTATCGACAGAGTTATTCTCTACATCAATTCGCCGGGCGGCCAGGTAACTGGGATACCTGAATTGGGTGACAAGATCGCCAACAATCCGAAGCCAGTGTTTGGATTCTCCGATTCGGAATGTTGCTCTGGCGGTTATTGGCTGGCGAGTCAAACGAAAGGCTTCTACGTCACGCGATCAAGTATCAGTGGGTCGGTGGGCGTTTACCGACTATTCGTCGATGAGACGCAAGCTCTCGAAATGGATGGCATCAAAGTCACCGCTGTATCTGCCGGTAAATTCAAGCTCATGGGCGCGCCGTTCAAAGCTTTGACGGATGATGAACTTGCGCTGTCGAAGGAGTCCGTCGCTAAAATTTACGCGGAGTTTAAATCGGCTATCACCTCGAGGCGGTCAGTAGCGGATGAATACATGGAAGGCCAGGTCTTCGACGGCGAGGATGCGGTGAAATACGGATTGGCTGACGGTATCATTGATAATCTCGAGGCGGTCATCACGTTGACTCAACAGAATAAGCAATGAATTTTTTCAACATCGGCAAAGCGAATGCGGAAATCGTCAAGCTGCAAGGCGAAGTCCAGGCGGCCAAGGATGAATTGCTCGTGGCAACCAATAACTTGACCGACACGGAAACTCGGGCTGAACAGCTACTCGCGAATGACAAGCAGTCA